GACAACAAACTGAGAAAGCTCGATCGCGATATTAAGAAGTCCGAGCAGCAGTTGGATAAGCACACCAAAAGCATGGAGCGAGAGCTGAGAGCGCTGCGTCTGAAAAAGACCCGAGCCAATAACAACATGGCCGGTGCTCAGTGGGAAACCAGCATCAGCGAAGAGATGAATGCCGTAACAACCAAGTACCAGACCATACTGGAGAATGAGAGGTCGCGTTTGCAGTCACTCCGGGATGAGCGTAACCGTATAGCAAGCGAGGAGTGAGCTGACATGAGAATCGACTACGAATATTTAAAAGACTTTTTAGAGATCGTTTTGGATAGCCCGAAGCCGACTTTCAGCATAGAAGATGAAAAACTGTCTGATCTGTGGCATTCCGAAGTCAACGAAGATGAAGAGAAACTGAAGAAGCTTATTTTCCACATGGAAATTTTAGCGGATATGAATCTTCTTCAGAGCGCCAGCGGTAAGCCCGGAATAGGTTTTCGCTGTTATGGCGATTCTTATAGCGTTGCAGCCATAGACTTGCGTTTGACAGCGGACGGCCACCAATTTGCTGCGGATTTGAATAAACCCAGTGTGCTGGAAACTTTAAAAACGACGTTTAAAGACTCGGGGCCCAAAGAAGCGGTGAAATTAGTGTTTGGTATTGGGCGTAAAATTACCGACAATCAACTTAGTAAATTTATGGACGAATAAAAAGGAACCCACGGGAATGGATACCCAACTCATTACTGGTTTACTCACAGCCACCGCCGCGATCGGTGGCGTAGCGATCGCCCAATTCGGTGGTCTTGCGATATCACGCCTCAACAAATCAGAAGAAAGTAAGAAAGAAATTCGAGCGCGACTCGAAGAACTCTCTGACTGCGTGCATCAAGCTACAGAATGGAGCATGGCAGTGCTTGATGATACTGATCCAGTCACACTTTGCGCTCCAGCACGTCGAGTGCATGTACTGTCCTTGCTATATTTCCCGGCGCTTAGAGAGGACGCCTCACTTCTATTGCGTAGCACGTACGAAACCTACGCGTGTCTGACTAACGACACCGATCCCGTCGCTAAGGTCGAAATGAAACTCAAGGAATCATCAAAGAGCTTCAGGATAGCAGCTAACAACCTAGACACTCTGGCGGCTTACGAAGCGATGAAGTTGATATAGAAACCCCGTTTCCGGGGCGGTGGCGGGAGGATGGCAGAGCGGGCGCTCCGCCGGAAGGATCAGGCTGTAATAACTCCCGCCGAATTAGTGCCCACAATCTTTAGCGAATCGACGTTTCGCAGACCTTCAATGATGACCAGCGTTCCAGCTGGTACCTCACCTTCCAGTACCGAGTAATCAGACGCGCCACTCAGCTTGACGTGAACCTGGGCAGCAGCTGTACCAGTATTCTGAACATTAATTACATCAACCGGGCACAAATTACCCTCGGTCATACTGATTGCTACTGCGCTGGCGACATCTGCTGCACCTGTGAATGCCTTAGAGACCATAGGGCTGTCCTCCTGTTTGCCAATCGAAAGGCCGACCAACGCGCCAGTCGATCGCGTTCGTGCAATGCCCAGGATCGACCGCATCCAATAACCAGGCGACGGCTCGGTCGATCGTGCGCCAAACAAACACGGCGGGATGTCCATGCAGCAACGATTTACCGAGACGCGAGCTAATCGTTTCACGACTGTCATGCCAGAGATACGCATTCGCCCAGCAGTCGTACCCTCGCCACAAGTGATAGGCCTTATTTTTTGCAAATCGTCGCGTCGGCGGCAGTGCATACAAACACACCAGAATGATGCCAGCGATCGGCGCTGTTGTTGGCACGATCAGCAGCGACAATGCGATCAGTACAATTAACACCAAGGCTGAGAAAACAGTCCGTAGGCCGTGCAGGTAATTACTCATCAGCGATCTCCTCGTATGAGTTGTTGGGGTAAGTGGGTAGGTTATTAATGTTCCATGTGGGGCCGCATATCAGCTCAATCGCGAGGTTCGCAGCGTCCGTCATTTCATCTGGCACAGATGCAGCAATCTCCGCATTATCAAACTCGCTGCTCTGCAGTTTGCGCATAAACGTGACTGTGTAGTCGATTTTCTCCCACTCTACGAATAGTCTGCGTGGGATCTCATTACCGGATTCATCAACACCATCAAGCAGCGGTCTAAACAGCTGGTATTCACGCAGCGTCAAATAGCCGAGCGGAGTGAACGCTTCGCCTTCATTATCGCTGAATTTTCTGCCGCGGTAGATGTGGATCTCAAATGTCTGACCATCCTGCGAGACCTCAAGAACAGAAAGCGGCGAGTGATTTGGATAATCAGAATGGATACCGGGAATGACTACTGAGACCATTTGATGATCGGGCAAAGACGCAGCATTACTCAGACTCATAGCGCGCCCTCTGCGTAATATATTCGCTCGCCATCTTCATCTACCCAGAAATCATCGCTAGGTTTTTTAGTGATAATTTCCCAGTCACCGGGCAATACGTTTTGCAGAATTGCGCCCGACCACGCTGGGTCATTAGAGTCTGCTATATCGGAGGCATAATTCTGCTGATAAATTGTATCAGACTGATCCAGACGGTATTCGGCAACGACAAAACCCTCATCCGGGGTCTCTGTACCCCATGCCAAAAAACTAAACAGAATACTATCGGCTTGGTTACCCCAGGTTGATATATCAGAGCCATATGCACGCATTAAATATCGAATCCGGTAGGTGGCATCCGATGAATAACTGCCGACTGGCACTCCGTTTATTTCTACGGTGATTGTATTGCTACCAGCGGGTCTACTGACTGTCACCCTGTGAATCGAATAATCTAATGCTATGTTGGCTACCTGAATCCATGCATTCGCATCACGAACAGTCAGGTTCCCGCTTTCTCGAGAGTAACTCAAGAAACCAAGGCCAGACTTAGCTTCATTTCCCCAAAGTCGCACACTATGACCGTCCGGGCAGTCGCCGAAATACACTAATGCTTCTACGCGAAACGCATCCGGGAACTCTATGTCGTCACTCAACGTCGCATACTGAGTGCCGCTGAAGTTGAGGAGGGCGCGCGTTATTTTGCTTAACCCAGTGCGTACCGGGTTGATCATTGGCGTGGTCATGGGGTTGGCTAATGGCGACCTCAGCATTATTCGTACTCCACGTGGGTGCTACGAATAATCGCGTCGAGTTCTTCCGCGTAATCCAGAATCGCGTTTTCTCGCTGATACAATACCTGGTACGTATCATTAGATAGGCACGTCAATTCATGCGCCGGTATTGCAGGCAACAGAGGTCGCTCGACGATTGGCAGTGGTACTGTCTGGTAGACAGTGTGCGTGCAGCCGCTAGCGCCAATTGTTATTAAAATGATCGCGGTCGCCAGTTTTGAACGCCTCATCATCTGCCTGCGCCTCTTGCTGTTGTTTTTGTTTCAACTCAGTACGAGCCGAGTTAATACGCTGATATGTGCTCGTCGCGGCTTCTGCCTGGTCGGCACGTTCTTCGGCTCGTTCGGCCTTTTCTTTCAGCGCTTGCCCCCGGAAGAACATAACCAGTATCGCCCCCAAACCGGCTAACCAACCGACTAAACGGCTTGCCCAGTTACTCATAGTGGGCCGTCCTGTGGTGGTCTAGGCAGTTGTGGTTTGTTTTTTTCAGTGTATTCGCGACCCACCCAGATGCCCAGTACGCCGATCACAGCCAGGCCAAAGTCGCCCGCATTCATATCGGGTACGGTTCCGATAGGAGTATCCAACCCAGCGAGCACGAATTTAATAATCAGAACCGCCCAGCTAACAGCTACAAAGAAGAGTGTGTGGCTGCGCGTCCCCCGGCTGTCGTGCAGGCATGGCAGTGTTTTCATATCAACCACCGGGCCTGCTTGAGAGCGTCGTCTTGAGACAGTAATCCAGGGACATAAACCGTCTTAGGTCGCATCAGCGTGCGTGGCACACTGACAGCGGTATAGGTTTCGCCTCTCGCAGCGTTCCATTTTGCAGGCGCTGAAATATGCACCCACTGGCCAAATTCCAGTATGAGTTGGTCGAAATCATGGGGGTACGCAAACAGCCCGCTGATTGTTTCCGCGAGTTCCAGGTTGCTCATGCCGTCTACGTGGATATCTGCTGCGAGGCCGTGCAGATGCTGAGAGTTTTTTGCACCGCCCACCTTTTTATTTAGCTGCAGAGATCGGTAACCGGAGCTAATTGTAATCGGCTTGCCGATATGGTCACGTAGTGGCTGCAGGATGTCTCGGCTCAGACGCTTCAAGTTACTGAATACCACACTGTTTAGTTTCACCGAATTATCGATACCAAAGCGAGCCGCAGTCTGGCTGCGCTCGAATTCGTCAAGAAAGAAGTTTTCACTAAGTTGAATGCGCTGCATTACATGACCCCATCCTCTGCTGATTCAGATTTGAATTAATCAATGGGGTCATATTGCACGATCGACGAGGGTCGATCTTTTAAAGGGCTTTAAAATTATCAGGAGGGAGCCACGCGTAAACTGACCCTACTTTCTTTTGCGGATTTTAACAATGGAATTTCTGGATCAGCTCAAGGCCTGGGGGCCGTTCGTACTGCTCATTATGAATGGATTTTTTCTGTGGATCGCGTGGAGTTTTCGTCAGGCTACCGTCAGCCGTTCTGATTTCGAAGAATTTACCAAGGCCTTGTCGTCATCGATTAACGATCTGGATTCCGATGTCCGCGACAGGCTCACAGAACAAGATAAACGCATTTCGACCGTCGAGGCGGTAGTAAAAGGTCAACCCGGCCATGACGATCTGAAAGACATTTATACCCGCATGAATGGCATGTCGCGCACGCTCTCGAAAGTCGAGGGCGCAACATCTGCGATGGCGAATCAAACGGGCGTTATATATCAGCACCTTCTTAGCCAGAAAGGAGAAAGCAAATGAGCTTCGGTAACCTGGTCGCAGAGCATCAACGCCTGCTGATTCTACAGATGTTGGAACAGGACGCTGGCTATTCGCATAACGAAGCCGTGCTGAAGTCAGGTCTCGCAGCAATGGGGCATGCAATCAGTACCGCAGCGCTGCATTCAACCATCGACTGGCTAAGCGATGCGGCACTGGTCACATCTGATGACGTTGAAAGCGTTGGCAAGGTCGTGAAAATTACGAGCCGTGGGCTCGACGTGGCGTTGGGTCAAACGGTCGTTACCGGCGTTGCTCGACGTATGCCGGGAGTATGACATGGGCCGACAGTCATCTATTAAACAGCTCGCCCCCGACATCGTTGAAAAGCTGAATGAGCTGCTACGCGACCCTCGTATTAATCAGCTGGATGCGACCGAGCAGATTAATGCGCTACTCGAGGAGCGAGGCGAAGATCCTGTCAGTAAGAGCGCCGTAAATCGCTACAAGCTGAGCATGGATCAGGTCGGGAAAGCCATTCGCGAATCGCGTGAGATGGCCGAGATCTGGATCGGCAAGCTCGGAGCAGCTCCGCAAAGCAAAGTGGCCAACCTGACGTCTGAGATTATTCGCAACTCGCTGATCGATCTGTCTCTGGCTATTCAAAAGATCACGATGGGCGAACACGACCCTGATGTGATCGCGGGCGCAGTGAAGATGATTAAAGACCTGTCGTACTCCCACGAAAAACTCGAAAAAGCCGTCAGCGAAACCACAGCTCGTGAAGCGAAGATCAAAGAAGCCGCACGAAAAGAAGCGTTGGAAGAAGCTGCCGAGAACGCTGAAAGCGCTGCGCGGGCACAAGGCATGGACGAAGACCAGGTCACTTTCTGGCGTAACAAAGTGCTGGGTGTTTGATCATGGCCATCAAGCCGTTGGGCGATACTGTACGCTGCGTTGAATGGGAAGAGCTGCCAGCGCGGGCGCGTGAAATTCCTGACGGTTTCGACCCGTCCGCTGAAGGCGTATTGATGAAGCACCAGGTGGAGTGGTTACGAATCACTGCACCGATCAAGGTATGTAGCAAGGGTCGTCGTACCGGGATTACATTTGCCGAAGGCTTGGATGCACCGCTGACGGCTGGTGCAACGAAAGAGGCTGGCGGCATGGATGTGTATTACATCGGTGACACCAAAGAAAAGGGCCTGGAGTTCATCGGCTACTGCGCGAAGTTCTCTAAGACGATTGCTCAGGCTCAGGCTGGCGGTATCTCAGAAATCGAAGAATTCCTGTTTGAAGATCAACAGGAAGACGGCACCACCAAACACATCACCAGCTACCGTATTCGCTACGCCTCTGGTTTTAAAATTGTCGCGCTATCCAGTAACCCGGCCAACATTCGTGGTCTGCAGGGTAAGGTCATCATCGATGAGGCGGCGTTCCACCGTAACGTGGCGGCGGTGATTGATGCGGCCACGGCACTCCTGATCTGGGGTGGTCGCGTTTCTATTATCAGTACGCACAACGGTCGTACCAACGCGTTTAACAGCCTGATTAAAGACATTCACGATCAACGCTATGGTGACAGTGCTGAGGTGTATACCTGTTCATTTGATGATGCCGTAGCGAATGGGCTGTACGAACGTGTCTGTATGATGAAGGGCGAAAAAGCGACGATCGAAGGAAAAGCTAAATGGTACGCTACGATCCGTAACGCTTACGGCCCTCGTAAGGCGCAAATGCGCGAAGAGCTGGATGCTATTCCCCGTGATGGTACCGGCACCAGTATGCCTGGCATCTGGATTGATAATGCCATGCCTGACGAACCGTATCGACCAGTTGTTCGACTCAAATTAGCAGACGACTTTGCTACGAAACCGGTCGAGGAGCGAGAGTCGTGGTGCGATGACTGGATTAAAAAGTACATCGACCCCGTGCTGGCGTTGTGTAATCCCGAGCACCTTCACGTCTACGGTCACGACTTCGCACGTCACCGCGACTATTCCATTTTTACACCGCTAGCGATCGAACCGGGGCGACATCGTTATTGCCCGTTTGTTCTGGAAATGCACAAAGTGCCAACACGGCAGCAAGAGCAGATCATCTGGTACATTCTCAAAAAACTGCCACGTTTTTGTGGTGGGGCTGCGGATGCCACCGGCTCTGGCGAAACCCTTGCCGAATATACTGCTGATGAGTTTGGCATAGGTATTATCGCCCAGGTAAAACTGAATCGTGGTTGGTATGGCAGCTGGATGCCAAAAATGATTCAGCAATTCGAAGACGGAACCATTCAGGTACCGAAAGACCAGGATCTAGCCAACGACCTGCGAGCGGTTGAAGAAGTCGACGGTATTCCAATGGTCGCAAAACCGCGCAGAAAAGATTTGAAAGATCCCGACACATATCGTCACGGCGACTTTGCACCAGCTCTGGCACTGGCGGTATTCGCCAGTATTGAAATGCGCCAAGGCCCGGTCGAAGTATCAAGCCGCCATCGCCGTAAGTCGGGCGGATTATTAGAGGGTTATGATTCATGAATAACGGAATCTGGGTGTCTCCCAATCAATTCGTTCAATTCGCTGAAAAGAACGATCGCCTGACTGATCACATCGTCACGCGCGATCGCAGCCCGGATTTTTCCGCGCTGGGCAGTTACCTCCCGAACCCCGATCCGATTTTGCGAGCTAAGGGTAAGAGCGTTGAGATCTACCGCGACCTTCGTAGTCATCCTGCCGTTGGCGGTGCGATCCGTCGACGTAAAGCGGCAGTCACTGCTCTGGAATGGCGGCTGGATCGTGGCAAGGCAACAGCGCGGACCGAATCGAACATTAAAGCGGTGTTGGACGACATTGATATGGTGCAGCTGTTCCGCGACGTGTTAGAGGCACCTTTATATGGCTATCAGCCGATTGAGGCGATCTGGGCAAAAGGCCAGCGCTGGACTACACCTGGTGAACTGATCGCCAAACCGCCTGAGTGGTTTGTGTTCGGTACGGAAGGCGAGCTGCGGTTCCGCAGCCGTCAGGCTATGTTGGCCGGTGAGGAGTTGCCGGATTATAAATTCTTGCTGCCTCGCAACGATGCCACGTATCAAAATCCGTGGGGCGTTGCCGACATGGCGATGGTGTTCTGGCCTGCGACGTTTATGAAAGGCGGGCTGCGCTTCTGGGTACAGTTCGCTGAAAAATACGGCACACCGTGGCTGATCGGTAAAGTTCCACGCAACACGAACAAGTCAGTGAAAGATAATCTGGCACAAGATCTCGAAGGCATGATTCAGGATGCGATCGCTGTGGTACCAGACGATTCATCCGTCGAGATCGTCGAAGCCGCTGCGAAAACTGGCGCGGCTGAAGCCTACGAAAAACTGCTGAAATATTGCCGCTCTGAAATCAGCATCGCGCTGCTCGGTCAAAACCAAACCACCGAAAGTAATAGTACTAATGCCAGCGCAACGGCTGGCCTCGAAGTCGCTGACGATCTGCGCGACGGCGATGCAGCCCTCGTTGAGAGCACGGTGAACACCTTGATCGAATGGATCATGTACGCCAATGGTATCAGCGGCCCAGCACCGAAGTTCACCATGTTTGAACAGGAAGACGTCGACGATACTCAAGCGAAGCGCGATGAAACCCTGAGCCGGGCCGGTGTGAAGTTCAGTAAAGCCTATTGGATGCGATCGTACGATCTCGAAGAAGACGATATCGAAGAATCAGATGCGTCTACGTCGACGGATCTGCCGTCGGTACCGGATGTGAATTTCTCTGAAGGTGAACCCGAGGATATCGGCAAGCGTATCGATAATCTAACCTCCGAGCTGATCAAATCGGCTGCAGAACCAATGCAAGACTGGACCAGCAGAATTCAACGCATGGCAGCCAGCGCTGAAAGCCTCACCGATCTGCACGAGCAGCTCATCAGCGGCTACGGAAATTTACCGGACGTATCAATGCAGGCTGCGCTGGACGTAGCATTCACAGTTGCGCAAGCTCGAGGAGCAGAAGACGTTGCCCGTGAAGCTGGCCAGGATCTGTTGATGTTTGCCGAGCCAGGCAATGCATTTTATGAGCAGCTGGCAGCGCTGCAGGTGCGGCTGCGCAACCTGGTACCAACCGAACGCTGGAGTGACATTCAGCGATCAGCGCACGATCGCGCCTTCGTGGTCGCAGGTGCGATGAAAGCAGACCTGCTCAATGACCTCGCCACCGCAGTGACAAAAGCGATCGAAACAGGCGGTACCATCGACGAGTTCCGTGCCGACTTCGATCGCATCATTGAGAAAACCGGCTGGTCGTACACAGGCGAAAAGAACTGGCGCACACGCACCATCTATTCCACCAACATGAAGTCGACCTACCACGCAGGCCGACTGGCGCAGCTCAACGATCCAGAGCTGAAGAAAGTAGCGCCCCTGCGTATGTACCGACACGGCGGCAGCGCCGAACCGCGACTGGAGCACCTGAAGTGGGACAAAACCGTACTGCCAGCAGACCATCCATGGTGGCGCACGCACTACACGCCAAACGGCTGGGGCTGTTCGTGTTATGTGATCGCCGTATCTGAAGCAACTGCCCGACGCATGGGCGGCAATTTCGAAGAGCCCGCCCCCGATCTGGATGGCGACATCGATGACGGCTGGGACTACGCACCAGGCGAAAGCGTCGACCAGGAACTGCGACAGATTGCTGGCACCAAGCAGATCAGCCTGCACGAGACGCTAGCGACTGCATTTAAGCTGGCGCTGGTTCGTGAGCTTGGGGAGCGTTTCCTGTGAAGATAGAAGTAAACAGTCGCGAGATAACGTCATCGCTGGATGCATTGCAGAATGCGATCGGAAACGTCGACCCCGCGCTAAAGGAGATCGGTGAGTACCTGATTGATTCAACCAGGCAGCGCTTCAATGACTCAGAAGCGCCGGACGGATCTCGCTGGAAAGACAACAGTCCGGTGACGTTGCTCAACTACGCCGGTCGATTCAAAACGAAACGCGCAAGCCGGATCAAAAAGAAGAAGCCCGGCATTGGAGAGACCAAACAGCTCAGCACTCAAATTTTCTACCAGGTAGCAAATGGTGAACTGGAGCTGGGTTCACCGATGAAGTATGCGGGCACTTTCCACTACGGAGCAAAGAAAGGTCAGTATGGGAAACGTACCCCGTGGGGCGATATCCCAGCGCGTCCGTTCCTTGGGTTATCAAACGAGGATGAAGACGTGGTACTGGACATCATTCGTGCCCATTTTGCGTTTGCGTAGACTGCAATAGATTTGCAGAAGCGTTCCCGATACTTCCCGATCGTTCCCACTAAATCCCGCATTTATTGCACACGTCCCTGTAGGTTTATCTCATTA